TGAATGATTCCCCGTTTTCGTCTTCTTGTATTTCCAGGATGTAACTCATTTTACCAAAAGCTTTTCCACAAGTTTATCAAGCTTCATGTTGATCTGCTTAAAATTGTCGTGCATTTCTGTAATTTCCCTTAGGAAGTCCACCTTCAGAACGTAGTCCAAGGGCATGCGGTTCACCTTTTCTTCTAGCTTATCCAACTCTCTTTCTTGGTTTGCCAATGCGGTGTCAATTTGTTTTGCCCGTACCGAAAAACGATTTAAAATTTTATTGGCAGTCCAGCTCCCTCCGGAGACGCCTGATATAACCAACGTTGCAAATAACGCTAAATATTCTGGACCCATGACTAAAGCTTTTTTTCTATTCTAGACTTTAGTAATCGAGATGAAGGTTTCCTTTCCTGGCCAATCCCGTCACCAACCAGACCAAGGCATCGACACAATCGTCATGACTACTAACACCGAAATTAGTGAGTTCCTCGAAGAGATTACTGAAGTTCCGGTAACGGTTGAAGATGATCTTACGATCTTCAAACATGCCAATGATGCCACGGAATCGCGCAAGCTTATCTGCACGGAACCCCTTCACTGGGTGCCAAATCAAGTTGTAGAGTCCTTCGTTATTCAGGCAAACACGTTTGAAGTCGGCTTCCAGGGAGGCCTGATATTGTACGGCTTCTGACCAAATATCACATGTTGAATACGTTGGGAAGTACGCACCGTTTTCATCACAGCCAAGAACAGACCAATCATTTAAAAGCTCTTTCATGGCATCTAGTTTCTCTAGGTTGCCCATTACGCGGATACGCCTGTAATCAATGATGTGTATACGGTCGCCAATGCGGCCGCCAAGAATCATTACGGTGTAATCGTTTTTCTCTTTAACTCCAGCAGAAAGATCAACGCCAACTCCAAGAGCGTCAAACTCTGTGGAGATTTCAGCTTTAACAATTAGCTCTGGTGCCAAGGAGAGTTCATTCTGTCTGATCACCTGATTCATGTATTGAAAAGAAAACGCAATAGGCGCCTGCCTTTTCTTTTCCTTCAAGTATTCCAGGGACCACATGTCTGGCCAATATGATTTCTCTTCTCCGGTTTTGATATCGTTTTGAATTGCAGACAAAACAATCTGAACCCAATTATTTTGCTCGTTAAATGTTGTTGAGTGAATATCGTCGTGCCTGAATCTGGTACCAAGGCAGATCGCCCTGGCACCTTCAAACATGGTTGGTGAGATCACTGCATTCCAGTTATCCTGCATCATCTTTCTGATGTCAGGGTTAGCAATATCCGCGGCTGATTTAATAGCGTCATCAATCATCACCAGGTGTGAACGCTTGGAGGTCACCGAACCTTTCAAGCCTGCAGCGCAAAGAGTAAATTGTTCATCACCTGTCACCTCAATACCAGCAAATTTATGGTCAATAGACCAGTACTCATTACTGGTTACGTTCTTCAGAAGGCGTACTTTAGGGAAAACTTCTTGATACCTTTTGCTTTCAATGATGCGTTTAATGGTTGCAGACTTGGAACGTGCAATGTCTACCGTATAAGACAAGTAAAGAATTTGAAGCGGAAGCTTGGCGGTAGTGTGAACACCAATTGCCCACGCCGTAAGCAAACCCAAGACTGTAGATTTGGCGGAGTTATGTGTACAAATGTAGTCTTTTGTAAGGAATGTGTGGCAATCATCTTGGACTTCTATACAACGCACCTTCTCTTCAAACGAAGGCTGAATATCCACAATGCCACGACAAGGAAGATATTTCGAACAAGGAGCATATCTCAGTGCTTTGCGCTCCAGGGAGAATGGTTTGATCTCTGGGTGTAATTTAATTCCTACTGTGTAGGACGGTGTTGTCGTACGGGTCTTTACTCCGTTAGGCATGGAATAGGAATTAAATTGTGCAGCACGTCTAGTTGCAATGCCCCCTAGTGACTGAACTAATTCAATGATGTCATCTACAAGTTGCTGAGATGTGGTACAAAAAGAAACAGCGCCAGAACTAGATACCGTGCCGTCCGTATCAAGCAACCCTTGTAGCAAGGCCTCACGATCCGCAATAGAAGAGAATAGGTATTCTTTAGGTATGAATTTGGATACAGATGTTTTTCCGTATAGACCAAGTTCTTTAAGATTTCTGCGTACAGGGTTTGGTGTTCCACAGAAAAGCCTGCCATTAACATGTGAAATGCGATAACCATACTTAGAAGATTTCTTGAGCGTATAGTCTTCAGGTAAAACTTGAGAGCAACGTTCAATCAATTCTGGATCAGCGCTAGTTATTAATAAGTTTCCACTACTCAAGGAGCCATCCCCAATTAACACACCAAGCAAGTATGGGTCAATTAAAAGTTCTTTCTCGGGGTATTGAACTGGTTCAGTTACGGGAATATGATAACGAGAGTTTCCCTTGGTGTCCAACCAGGGCTTTTCTTCTGGTTCACAAGTTGCAGTAATGCGCTGGGTTGGGGCACTGCTGCTACCATTACCCTTCATTCCTATTATTTTTTGAGTGCGAATTTCATTAAGAGACATGACACGCCATTCGCCTTTGGCATCAGAACCCATGCGCCGCACCTTCCATAAATGCTGATCGTCGCAACGCACAGACGAACCATCTGTGAAAAATACTTCCCACGTTGGAGACAACGGGTAATCAGATATGTCAATTACTTCCGTGACTTGTCCTTTCTCCGAAAAAATTAAATCCCCTAATTGCAAGTCACCAATTGGTACCCATCCGTTGGGAGTTGCTACTGGCATTGAAACAGCTAGCGGCCCCCTGGGAGCAAGCAGGTCAATATTAGGCCCAGCAATTTTAATTAGACAAGAGCTATCTTCGTTTGTTACGAAGTGCCGGTGCCATTCTTTGTGGTGCTCAGCCGGGGGCTTATCTGCTACGTACTCACAAAAATAACCAAAGTCTTCCTTTGCAAGATCCAGCTTGTCTTGGTTTTTATTTTCCTTAAGCTTGAAGTTCTTTGTGGCAGCACGAGCATTGCGACGATGTGCCAGGTAGGTATATGCAGGCACGGCTCGTAAGCAAACTATTACTGAATACTAGCCTACTTCTTGTCTTTCCGTTTCTGTTCTTGATATTTTTTAGCTTTGTTTAGAGCAGCTTCACGCTTCTCCTTATCATTCATCTCAGTGCCATCCTCCTTCTTTGCTTCTTTCTTCTTGAGATACTCAAGAAACTGAGGAGGCATTTTGCCTTTTGCCATTTCTATTTCTTCTTGGGGGGAACGGGCTTACCTTTGCCCTTCGGAGGAGGAACAGCGCCTTTACCTTTGGCGGGGGGCACTTCCTTGCCTTTGCCCTTGGCAGGAGGAACGGCACCCTTCTTGCCGGCTTCTTCCTTCCCAACGGGAACAAGACCCTTGCCAGGGACAAACTTTTTTTCTACTGCCATGACCTTGGAGTGTCTTTGTTTAATTATACTGTCATTTATTCTTCTAGTTGCATTCTGGCCCACACACTCATGATGGCTTCTTCCAGGGGGGCTTCAATCGGGTCGTCTTTAAAGATAAAGGCTACTTCTCGCATGGCCCTGTCAGCACCAGCCATCAACAAGCCTTTGCGATCTTTGACCGAAGTAAACTCTTCTACTTGTGCAATAGTGCCACGTAGTTCACGCTGCATACCAGCAATACGGGCAACACCGTGATCACGTTTGACATTACCTTCTCCCGTCACCTCCATAGACTCCCGCAATTTGCGGATGTCTTCTTGCATCTTTTCAATTTCGTAAAGAAGAGTCTTGCGGTGATCTGGCTTCTTGTACTTGCTTTTTACCCAGGATTCACACGCAACAATACTGCCGTTGTAACCAAGGAAACGGCTATAGAGAAAAACTTCAATTATGGAGTAGTTGTCGGAGGCAAAAGCAAGGAATGATTCCTGGACAGAACAATCAAGATTGTCTACCCAGTAATCGAATACCTCAATATCGATAAGCTCGCTGGGCCTGTCCGTAGTCACGGGCTTCGTCAGCTTGCTTGAACTGCTGTCCCTGCTCCGCTGAGGTACGCTGTTCTTCCGCACCTTTACCGATGGTTTCTCGTTCTTGAGATCCGACATCTTCTGCCTTCTTCTTGGAGAACTCGTATGCTACACCAGCAGCTTGCTTATATTTGTCTAAATCAAACCAGTCATCAACATCTGTC